GCGGCGAGGAAATTAGGCAGAACACGAGATGTCGAAACCGAGATTCACCTGGAGAGGTGATCCCAGTCAAGACCGCTAGTCCATTGATCAACAACGGACTCCTTAGGACGAGGTCTTCTAAGGAAACCACGGCGGGGCTGACGCCCTTTTGTGGGAACCTTAGCCTCTTTGAACATGTTGAAACGGATATGAGCTTGTGAAAGCCCACCGTAACGATCATGGTCATAAGGGGAGCCTCTTTCGAGTGTGGTAAGTATAACAGACGGTGCGTGTTTCACAACACTCACTGGTACTTGTACCATATGTCTGCATACAAAGCCTTCCCATCCATGTCTTGGTTTCTTAGGCGCAGCTTCAGTGAGAGAACTCACTAAACCTACGTCCCCAAGAAAGTGAGGTACTTTGCAGTTCCGCCAAATACGCGGAATACTGCGTACCGCACACTTCCAAGCTGGGTAGAAGGTGCTATCGCACGATATATTTCCGTTACGAGACCAGGCATAAAGCCTGATCTTGTTCGCTATTTGAAGCCCTTCTGGAATCTTCTCAGATTTCATAGGACCTTTCAAATAGAAGGGTCTAACATTGACCCCTTTGAAATAGTCGTGCCCACAGGACTCAAAGAAGTTACCAGCCAGGTAACTCTTCTCTGGGTTCACCTTGAAACCTAAGAAGTTCAAGGCCTCAACCACTTGCTGAGCATATTGCTGTGGAACGATGATATCATCACCGTACACAGTAATTGATTCGTGATCTTCGAAGGGAATAATGGTCGTACAGAGAGCATAGAACACAAGTGTTTCTAGCTCAAATGTATAACCATTACCCATTGAAGACCACTTCTGCAGTTCAACCTCGCCACCATTAGGTAGCTTGGTTTTCCCAGATCGACAAGATTCTAGAAGATGAATCCAACGTTCGGGGAAGTACTGGAGAATCAACTCAGTACTAACAGAATCAGAAGCAGCAGATAAGTCGATGGTCGCATACCGTTTCCGGTAGGCGTCACCCGCCATATCTCTGTTCCTTTTCTGTTGGTTTAGGTCGAGTCCAAATCCTCTCAACTTCCTGCGGATTAACTGTCCGATACCGAGCTGAACATAAACGTTCAGAGTCGGTTCGATGCAGATACCGCGTTCAGTTTTTGCGGATTTGGGAACTGTTGCGAACCTATTTCCATCTACTACAATACCCGAACGGCGGTGGAGTTTTCTCCACTGTTCGCCGAGGATAGATTGGTAGAATGGGATAAGTTCTGCGGTCAAATGGATACGTTCATCATATTTATCTGATGCACAACTCCCTAAGCCGCGCACGCCTATACTAGCACCAGGTCCATGCCTCATCTTGAAATCAACAAAGTCGAGATCTTGATGAGTAAGTGGACCAAGAATCTTATAGATAGAGCGCCTGAATGTAAAGAACCATTCAGGAATCTCATTCCTAAGACGCTTATTGGTGAGAGTACAGTGCTCTTCGCTGTCTATAAAAGACTGAAGAGCGACTGCGGATTTGTCGATACCCAACGGAATATCCGGATGCTTTCTTAGTATCTCAGTGACGAGGTGATCCAACGCGAAATGCGAAGGGTCCTCGTACGCACTGTGGTCTATAGAAAGCGAAAGATATTCCTCCCATTCTCCATACTGTAGCATAAGTGCAACAGCAAGAGAGCGGGGGGTATCTACATCTTCGCAGATGTGCATAGTAACGGTGAGCCCGAGTCTAAGACTCTGGGTCATGTTATCTATTTGATAGTATAACATAGCATCTCCTGAAAGTGAAAAGGGTTATCGGAATTTACCGAACTTAAAGAAGACAGTCCAAAACTTAAGTGTTTTCCCAAGATTGGGAGACACTGAGCCTTCACGAATATGCACAGATTTAGCAAAGTCCTCTCTGGAAAGAGAGGTACGATGTAAAATCTTACGCAATCCGTGAAAGCGCGTCTCAGACGTCTTCATTCGGATTTCCCTTTAACCGGCGCACACCTGGTATGATGTGTAAGAAACGGTGTAAGAAAACCAGCGATGGTTTAATTATACTTATCCACACACTTACCCATCCATTACGATCCATTGCATAGGATCTTAATAAACGGGAGCCAGGTCTGTCAAGTAACCGGCAATATCAGCATGGTCGAGTGCGTTCGCCATCAATTTGGCGAAGTCCGCACGTTCCGTGCTGGTCATGTCGTCCGGAAGTATAAACTCGCAAATTCCGCGAGCCGTACTGCGCACCACTACAGCACCATCAATGGTCTGTTCGTGGGGCACGGACAAAGTTACTTTCACTTTGTTGGTATCTCTCTGGGCTGAAGCCCTAGAGATAGACAACCCAACTTGCTCTTCGCTAGCAGAAATGCTAGCGTCCGCAGTATTGCGGAACAGAGAGAGCTGAGGAGTCACCGAAATAGGCACAAATACATGCGCCGTGGGAGTAGCATCATTGATGCTAATAGAACTAGCTGAAGGCATTTGCCTCCTCCTACTTTTTGAAAGCGTCATGATGACGCGGTTTAAGAACCTAAGTGATTACCATCCTTTCTTTCTACCTCGTGAATAACGAGGACGACGGCCTTTGCAACCCCTCTGTTGAACTAACAGAGACATTGCATTGCCTAGTGCT